TTTCCGGAATATGACCATTGATGGCCAACCCCTTAAACGGGGCATTTTCATGGGTTTGCCCATGTCTTGGATATTTTTATCCTATATTCACCGCGCGGTTTGCCGCGCGGTAGATCCTTCAGAGAATTACTATCTGAAGGGCGATGACCTCCTGGCTTTTTGGACCAGGGGGCAGATCTCCCTTTATCGGGAGCTTGTGGCAACCGTAGGGATGCCACTTAACGAGAAGAAGACCTTCTCGGGTAAACGTCTTGGGACGTTTTGCGAGGGCTTTTACAAGCTCTCTCCGCCTTACCTTAATCGGTCAGGCATTACCAAGGTTTGGGCTGTTCGTCAGCCTACCTTTTCACTGAGGAGGTTCTTTCCCTCCTCTGAAGACTCCGCTTTTTCATTAAGCGAGTCAATTAAGGACATCGATCTCGATCTCCGTTTGCAGTATAACCGTTGTGTTTATACTGCGTACCCTGGGTATGTGCGCATATCCAGGAAACTGAAACTTAATCCGTTTCTTCCCCCGAGCCTTGGCGGCTCGGGTCTTCTAGTTCCTAGTCCCAACCAGGAACTTCATTCCTCATACGATCGCATGAGGGTTAACGCCATCTTTGGCGGTGTTCCCATGTTTCATCATGGGCCAATTTCGTTGAATGTGAATTCAACGACGAAGCAGCTTAATCAGCTGCTTAACCGTGTTCGGTTTGTCCCCGAGGGATCGGGGCCTGTTTGCGACCACTTTGACGAGTGGTTCTCCTTTGCCGCGGCAGCCGCGGCAATTCGTGATGCTAAAATTGGCATCTTTCCGAAGTCAGGTACTGACCATGACTTCTTTAACTCTTGCAAGCGAATTGCAAGGGATCGCCGGAAGGGAATCGACTTCCGGATAACTTACGGCGAATTACGCGCCGTTTGTGCGAGGCTTAAACCCCTCGCTTCTAGCGTGCCTTTTAAGCACGTTTGTGGTTAGGTCACCACAAACGACCACACCACGGCTGGGGCTCGCGCCCCAGCACATCTGGCCCGTGAGGACCAGACTAAGCACGCTGTGAAGCGCGCCAAAAGACATGCTTTGCATGTCATCAAGGCCTTTGAATTGGCCTATATCGCAATGGGTTACCGTTGCGTTCGGAGGGATCGCTCCCTCTTCAGCTTCATGTCGAAGCTTTACCTGCGTGTCTTCCACTCAGGTCTTGATCGGGTTATACCCGACCTTAAAGCGGCGTTGGTTTCCCTACGCCGCCATGTCATCGCGGAGGATTCTGTCCCCCGCGACGTTTTGGGGAAGTTACTTCCCCGTGCCTGGAGTCACCTCCAGGATTCACGGAAGTTGTTCCAACTTTCGTCTGTATCTCGGGCGCTTCCGCGCCCGAGTCCTGCGAAGATAAAGTCTTCGCTTTCTGAAGCCCTTGCGGGCTTCACTAATCCCTTCGACGTCCTTACGGACCCGAGGGTTACCGCAGAGCTGACCCAGCTCTGCGCTCCTTTGGCCCGGTTTTCTCACCGGGTCGATACTAGTGCCTTCGACGGCACTCCTCCCCCGGAAAGGGGGAATATAGCGCCGATTTTCGGCACTTCGGCTACCCTCGTTAATACACGAAGGGAGCATGGACGGGCTGGTGTTATCCACCAGTCCCAACGCCTCAAACCTCGACAGGTTGGGGCTATCGTTGCCCTTAAGCGGCAAGCTGCTATCCGGAAGGTTCAAGCCCCTCTGAGATTTTCGCTGACTAGTCTTGCTAGTCAGCCTTTGATCATGCAGGATTCCCGCACGATCGTTTCCGACATTCGTCGGGTTTACCCCAATAATCTTGGGGAAAGTGTGCTGACCTCTGTCAGCGAGCTCGGCTTTAAATGCCGAGTGGTGACGAAAAGTCACCCTTTGACCGTTTGTAGCGGCCATGAATGGAGGAGGAAACTCTTCCCTACTCTCCGGACCTCGCGGGTCTGGAGTCGAGCGTTGGGTGATAAACCCAAGGCATTATCCTTCTTGAAGAAGAAGGGTTGTCTGCTGTTCTCAGCAGACCTATCCCGTGCAACCGACGGGATCTCCCACCATACGGCGGGGATCATGTGCTCTTACGCACAGATCAATCCGGATTTAGTTTTCCGGAATATGACCATTGATGGCCAACCCCTTAAACGGGGCATTTTCATGGGTTTGCCCATGTCTTGGATATTTTTATCCTATATTCACCGCGCGGTTTGCCGCGCGGTAGATCCTTCAGA